TGACTTTTTGAAGCTGGTCGAGAAGCGCACATGGGATGCGGCCATGTGGTGCTCAAAGGCCCAGGTATATTTGAACAAGGAATTGCTCCAGGTGCCGAGTCTGGAGGAGTATGCTCGGATGTACATCGGTGGGGCGGCTACACTCGCCCGGATGCACACCGACAACTTCGACATCATCGTGGCTCACTCCACCTCTGGAGCGTTTCAGCAGTGCTCATGGGTCAACGGCATCTCCACCACCAAGGGTGGTGCGCACGTGGACAAGGTGGTCAAGGCGCTCATAGACGCCATCGCGGCCGACAAGCGCGTGACCGTGAAACCCGCCCAGATCAAGGCGGCGCTCTTCGTGTTTGTCCGGGCCGTCGTGGTCAACCCAACCTTCAGCAGCCAGACCAAGGCTGAGTGCACTTCAAAAATTACTGATGCCATTGATTTGAAACCAAAATTCGTCAAGGATGTCCTGGCGACGGGTGTCCTGGATGACCTTCTCGCTCTCGGCCTCGCAAAGGTTGACAAAGAGCTCAAGAAGACAGATGGGTCCAAAAAGTCGCGCATCACGGGCATCCCCAAGCTCGACGACGCCAACTGGGCCGGTACTCACAAGTCGCACGACTGTACGCTTATTATCACAGAGGGAGACTCGGCGAAAGCGTTGGCCATTGCCGGTCTGAGCGTTGTAGGCCGCAACGCGTTCGGCGTGTTTCCACTCCGGGGAAAGCCGCGCAATGTGCGGGACGCTTCGGTAAAGCAGGTGACTGATAATGAGGAATTTTCCAACCTCAAAAAGATCCTCGGGCTCCAGCATGGCAAGGTCTATAATTCAGTGAGAGAATTGCGGTACGGCCGTTTGATGATCATGACTGACGCTGATCTGGACGGATCACACATCAAGGGCTTGGTCCTCAACATGTTTCACGTGTATTGGCCGAAGCTTATTGAACTCGGGTTCGTCGTCTCGATGGTGACACCCGTCATCAAGGCGGGGCGCGTGTGGTACTTTACGGAGGAGGAGTTCAGGGCTGCACAGGAGGCTGGGCGGGTAGTTTCCTCCGGAAACGTCAAGTACTACAAGGGTCTGGGCACTTCCACGAGCACAGAGGCCAAGGAGTACTTTCAGAAGATTGAGCAGCTGACCGTAGCCTTCGGTGCCGACCCGCGCATGAACGAGTCCATGACTTTGGCCTTCGCCAAAGCCCAAGCAGATGACCGCAAGGGGTGGCTGACGAATCACATGGCCGCCCCTCCCGTGGGAATCCCATATGGGCACATCAAGGCCCTCCCCGTCACGGACTTTGTGCATCGAGACCTAGCCAACTTTAGCGCCGAGGACATCAAGCGTTCGATTCCCCATGTGGTGGATGGACTCAAGCCGAGTCAGCGCAAGGTCATCTACGCCTGTATGAAGAAGAACCTGACGTCAGATATGAAGGTGGCGCAGTTGGCCGGGTATATCGCCGAGCAGACGGCGTACCACCACGGCGAGGCGAGTCTACAGGGCACGATTGTGAATTTGGCTCAGAATTTCGTGGGCGCCAACAACCTCAACCTCCTCGAGCCCTCTGGACAGTTTGGGACGCGGTTGGCGGGTGGCAAGGATGCCGCCAGCTCCCGTTACATCTTCACGCGTCTGAGTCTTCTGACTCGACGGATCTTCGATCCGGCTGACAATTCCGTTCTGAAATATGTGATGGATGACGGGCAGCAGGTGGAGCCGGAGTTTTACGCCCCCGTCGTGCCGATGATTCTTGTGAACGGTGCCGAGGGTATCGGTACCGGATTCAGTTGCTACGTGCCACCGTACGACATTGAAATCATCAAGCACAACATCCAGTGTGCACTTGATCAGGTGGCGATGGTTCCCATGGTGCCTCACTTCAAGGGGTTCAAGGGAAAGGTGACGAAAACAAAGGATCACACGTGGGTTTTGCAAGGCGTTGTGTCGAAGGAGGGGACGCAGCTGCACGTGACGGAACTGCCACCTGGGGTGTGGATCCAAGACTTCAAAGAGCACCTGGATGACCTTGTGGAAAAGGGCACCATTCAGAAGTTCGAGAATCACTCCACGGAGACGGCGCCTGACTTTCGCATCTGGGGGGCGTCCTTCGAAATCGAAGACGCCCTCAAAGAGCTCGGGATGACCAAGACGATTCACACGAGCAACATGCACCTGATTGGCCCGAACGGGGCGGTCAAGAAGTACAACAGTCCAGAGGAAATTCTCGTCGACTACCTGGAGGTGCGCATAGGCATCTACAAGAAGCGCAAGGCGTGGCAGCTCAAGCAGCTCGAGACCGAGGTGCATTGGCTATCGGAAAAGTCGAGATTCATCCGAGACGTGGCCGTGACTCCGAGACTCCAAGTATTCAACACACCACTCGAGCAGGTCCACGCCCAGCTTCGCCGGGAAAAGTACGACGAGGCTCTGTGGCCCAAGCTCATGGACATCAAGACGTATCAGTACACGAAGGAGGAGGTTCAGAAACTCGATGCCCTCTGCACCGCCAAGCGAGGAGAACACGCGCGCCTCAAGGCTACGAGTGTGGTGCAGTTGTGGAAAAATAACCTAAGTGAAATCTAGAGATGGACAAACAGGTCCTTGAGCTTGAGCGCAAGGCTATACCACCTGTTCTTGATTTTTTCAAAAACAAACTTCCAGATGCTTTTGATAAAGCCTTTAATTTTGGAAAAGGTGGTAAAAAGGGGGCGGCTGCGCCGTCACCGTCGCCCGCTTCCACAACTCAAGCCGTAGTAGATGTGGTGCTGACCCCTATCGAAATCAACGGATTCTATTTATTGTCAGGCAACAATTACGTCACCTTTTACGTCACGACACTCAATCAGAAAAGAGAGTACATCAAAGAAGGCTGGTCGGCGACTGGAATAACAGGTCTGAGCGGGCAACTCGCCGTGCTGTCTGAAGGCGCGGACTTCAACTTGGACGTGGGTTCACGAACGGCCCCCATTTCAGCCACCACGTCAGAACCTTATATTTGGTCGTTTAGGATTCAATCGGATGTGGAACAGGCCATCGCGCCTTACCAGGCCGTCACTGGCGCAGTTCTTTATCCACCTGGACAGATTGATTACGCTGCTATGAAACGCCAGGGGCTTATAAATGGCAATTACACAGTCACACAGAATGTCCTTCAGTTTAACTTGACGGAATCACCGCCTAGCGGGTTCGGGCCCGGGTGGACCGTCGAGAACCTCACGGGACTCAAGTCCAGGTTTAGGGTCGTTTCGTATACTGACGAGTCGAGATACGTGACGGACCCCAAAACTTTCACACAAGGCAAATTCGTCACGGAAGGCGGCACTACTTTACAGGTGATTATGTTTGCGATTCTAGCACCACTGGATGGCGATCCAGCACCTGAAAACTCCCTCAGACCAACCGTCAGTACCGGACTTGTGAAAGAACCTGGATTCATGAGCACCTTCGTTCCCGCCAAGTTTACAAATTTTGAAACGGACGCGGCGACGCAGAAATTTAACATAGAAATCAACGAAAGCATACGGGGTGGCGCGTCGACGTTTCAGCTCAGAGACTTGAACACCGGCTTCAAATACGAGGCTCCTGAAACTGGCCCTTTTGAAGACGTGAAAGGCCGCGGGTTCAGCTCGGCTTCTGTGTTGGCTCTCAACGCTATAGGTCCTCAGGAAGACCATCTTCTTCTAGAAGATTTCACAAAGTCGCAGTGGAACCCTGATTTCAAGAGGTACACAAACTCCGTGATGTATCAGCGCGTCATCCCCTTCCCTCCACCCAATCCGTCGTACCAGAACCAGACTATTCAGTTGGAGCTCTTACCTACTGAGCTTGGCCATCTCCTGTCGAACATGTACCTGAAAGTGACGATGCCCGCCTTGCCCGCCGGTTCGCAATACTCTGCTCAGATTGGCCGTGCCCTCATAAAGCAAGTTGATCTCCTCGTGAATGAGACGGTCATCGAGACGCTCTACGATGATTGGTATATCATCCGAGACCAGCTGTTTCTGGACGCGGATGAACAGACGGGAATGTTCCAAGCGGTCGGGGGTTCAAATATCAACTCGCAGGTCGCGACCGATTATATCATCCCCCTCGAGTTCTTTTTTTGCCGACGCAAGTCTCACAATGACCACGACGATGAGCGCCTCCGTCGCCCTTACTTCCCTCTCTGTGCGATGTGGAACCAACGGCTCTACGTGAGGTTCACCTTCCAGCCAAACACTTGGTGGTGTAACGTGACCGCACCACACACGACCGACCTGGTGCTCCCCAAACTCGTGACTGAAGAAATTTTGCTTGAAAATGCAGAAAAACTGTACTACACCAACACGCCACTCAAGTACATCGTGAATCGCGTCAAGAAAGAGTCGACCCTCACATTCTCGGCCGGAAATCC